TTCCTGTGTCATAATTAAATTCAAATCTACCAGAATATACAGCATCTGCGTATGAAGGATAGCCGTATTGAGACCACCAATCATCTGGTGCATTTAAGTCATTGACGTTTATTTCTCCTTCTGGGTTTTCTCCGCTATCTGGTAGTCCTTTAGGAACCCATGCCATAACACCGTTAGGACCTGTAATTTGTTCAAAAAGTCCAGAGGCTATGGCTGCTGCTTCGTTAGGGTAAGGTGTACCATATTGAGACCACCAATCCGTTTCCGTTGCAGTTTGGTTTACTGTTGCGTCCATACCAGCTAGAGCGGCGGCTTCTTCAGCAGCAATTCTATCGGCTTCTGCTTGTGCAATTCTATCGGCTTCTGCTTGTGCAATTCTATCGGCTTCTGCTTGTGCTTGTGCGGCGGCAGCTTCTGCTGCTGTCGTGGCATTTGCAGCGGCTTGTTCTGCGGCAAGTCTGTCAGCTTCGTTTTGTGCTGCAAGGGCATCTGCTGCGGAAGTATCCACAAATACCTCGCCTTCTGCGTTAGTCATTGGAGTGTCTATTGCGTTTACAACTTCTTCGGTTGTGGCCACTGAACCTGACCCAGTTGTGTCTCTAATACCTACGTCCCTTTCCCCTGGTTCGTTACCCGACGGCAACATTCCACCGCCGACGGCATCATTCACGGCTGCGGTTACTGGATCAGTTTGTGTTTCAGGTAATGGGTATTTTTCTGGATCACTTTGAGATAATTGAAGTGCATCTAATACATCAACAGTGCCGTCGCCGTTAATATCCATTCCTTCTATAAAAGGCCCTACTTCTCCTGCATATTGTATAATACTTTGAGGAGTTATTCCTGGATCGAGTTGTGGTACTGGCGTTCCGTCTGGATTTCTTAGCCCACTTTCTATTTGCGAGAGATACTGTGCGTCTAATACAGTAACCTCGCCATCGCCGTCAGCATCCATTCCTTCCGCAAAAGGCCCTAATTCTCCTAGGTATTGCATAATACTTTCAGGGGTTATTGCTGTTGCGGCTGTTGCTGTGTCCACGGCTGCGGTTACTGGGTCTGCGGCTGGGGTTACTGGCTCTGCGTTTGGTATTGTCACATACCCACCAGTTTCGGTCTGCCATGGGGAGAGAGCGTATATCCATTGTTTACCTTCTTCTTTGTAATTAGGGTTAGGCATTGCTTCGCCCCCAAAAGATCCAATAGTTGCAGACCACGTTGGATGCCCATGCTCCATGTAAATTTGGTGCATTTGTTTTCGGGTAAGATTATCTTGTAGTTTAACTCGGGACCACCATTGTTGATCGTAAGGAATGTTTGCGTATGACCCTGCTGTGGCAGGAGCTGTGGCTGTGGCAGGAGCTCCTTTACCGCCTCCCGTGTTAACGGGGGGTGAATCCATGGTAGATGCACCACTTGTTCCAAGTGGTCCTAAGTTTAAATTAGAGGGCAAACCAGTAAGATTTATGTTTGAAAAATCTGGGAGCTCAAAATCAAAATTATAAGACATTACCTGTTACCTCTGTCTTGTTGAGAACGCTCTCTTTCGGCTCCGACTCTCATTGCGGCTATGTCTTCTTGTGATTTCAACTTCTCTTCTTCCGATTGATCTTTTTGTTTTAGTTTGGCTGCATCCAGTTTTAATTTCTTCTCGGCCATGCGTTTATCATTTTCTTCCGATTGATCTTTTTGTTTTAACTTAGCTGCATCCAGTTTTAATTTCTTCTCGGCTATAAGTTTATCATCTTCATTTTCTTTTGCACGAATTTGAAGTTCTTTCTCTTTAAGCTGTACAACACCATCTTCTGGTGGAGTCATAATCTCTTCAAGACGTGGCATGATTTCATTCATAAGTTGCACTTCAATCTTAGCTTTCAATGCGTCTTTTTGTGGGTTTGGTTGCGGTTCTTGCGGTGCTCCGTCTGGTTGCATTGGTTGTTCTTGCTCAGGCATTTGTTGGTCGGCCATGTTCTGTGCTTGTAATGACATGTGTTGGAACATGTGAGACACCACACCGGGGGCCACCATTGGATTGACCATGGCTATAGAACTTGCCAAGAAAGATAAATGCGCCTCTATGTGTACAGCGTGGTCTTGTTCTGGGAAAGCTGTAAGTGGCGCACCCATCAATGCCGCGCCATTCTCTTGCGCGGGATCCACAGGAGCGGGAGGTGGTGGATCTGGAAGTAATAAAGCTTCGATGTTTTCAGAACCTAATGCTTGATACATTCTTCTGTAAGCTTCTTTAATGTTATGTAATTCTGGGTTGCTTTGTACTAATTGTAATTCTTGTTGTGCTAACGTAATACGTTGAGACATGGAAAAGAAATTAGGATCACTAACAGGAATAACGTCTACGCGATCGTCAAAGTCTGACTGTTTAATTGCTTGATCCCCTCCGACCACTTGATACGGATATTCGGGGGGTAGGTACTCTGCAAATAATCTTGCCAGTATTTGGAACTCTAATTTTTGTGCATAATGCAAACGCTTGTGAACGGCAGACATAACTCGTGTGCCTTGTTCCAATAACGCCATGGTTGTTCCAACTGGCATTTCTTGATTGCCTTCGCCAACGTTCATGTTGGTGATAGAAGCAAAACGTTGTCCGGCTTCTACACAAAAACCCAACAACTGCATTAATGTGGCTGACGGTTCTTTATAAGGTAATGGTATCAGTGAATCTCTTAGTGCTCCGCCCGGTGCGTCCACGTCTCGGAACTCCCCCGGCTCCAACGGTGTCTCGTCGTCCCTGATCCTTAGACCTCTGGCTTTGAAACCAGCAGGGAGATTGGCTAACGTACCCGCGTCTATTAATTGTCTTAATGCACCAGTGGCGGTTCTCGACAGACCACCGATCATGTGTATCAGTCCAAAGCCGTAGAACCCAAGACCGGGTAAGAACTTGTAGTGGACAAAATATTGGACTTTGTTTTTAAGTGGGTCGCCTTCTCTGTAGTTTCTTCTGATGGATAAAATCTGGCTGGACGTTCTGTCCACTGTAATTATAAAAGGTAAGTGGTATCCATCGGGATCCTCAAAACCTGGTACGTCCATGGAAACGTGGAACTCCAAAAGTTCATACATCATTTCTACGCTACCTTGTCGAATGCCTTCTAACTCATCTACCTTGTCGGCTACGTCTGTGTTCGTTGGATCACTGGCTTTTAATTCTATGTCACGATAGAACCCAGCAAGCTGATGACTGCGCACTTCGTTGTAAGACATCTTTACAACGTGAGTAATCCGTTCGCACGTTTCAAGATCGCTGGCAGTGTATGGGACTACCAAATCCTCTGTAGGGACAAAGGTGCTTACAGCGCGTTGCTTGCTGGGGTCAAAATAAACTTTCTTAAATGCAGAGCCTGCAAGGGGTAAATAGAACAATAATTGGTCCATTTCAGGGGTGTATTCTTGCATTACCGTGGTTATTTGGTAATTCATAAAGTCTTCTACCCTTCTTGCTTGATCCTCTGTTTCAGGTGTTTCAGCCCCCATAACACGGGTTTTGACCGGTCCTTTGCTGGGTAATAGCTCTTTAAAGGCTTGTGCTTGGAATTGCGTAACGGATTCGGCTAATAATGGGTGAGTTACCCCAGACGCTCCGGGGAATGGACGATCTCTGTCCTCGTATTTGAATCCTAATAGATCCAGTCCTTTAATGTAGGTCTCTTCCCATTCAGCGCGACTGGCATGGTCATCTTCAAAATCACCAATCAACTCATTAGCTATCATTCCTAAATCTTGGTCGGATAGGTATTCAGATAAGTTGGCATCAAACGGAGCTTCCATTTGCATGGGCTCGTCGTCGGGAAAGTAATTGACCTCGGCACTGCCGTCTTCTTCAATCTCTACAGCAATATCACTGTCCGTGGGCGTTGGTTCTTCGATCTGAACCTCTTGACCGTCTTCAACTTCCAGATCAATAAGATCCGACAACCTCTCTATGTTGGTTGGTTTATTATTTTCTGCCATCTAAAGTTTAATAGACGCCAGTAAAATTAGTTCCTCTAAGGGCTGCTCCTTTACCACGACTTTTGCCTTTGCCAGCGCCGGGTTTTGGTCCTTTAGAAGTAGCTTCTTTTTTCAATTTTGCGTAAGGAACGAATCCTTGGTCCTTTATCTGTTCACCTTTTTTAGACATCTTATGCTCCTAATAATATTCTCTAAGTCTGCGCGGATAATTTTCTTGCAGATCATCGTCAGATTCTAAACCAATAAATCCACCCTGTCGATAACGCATTAATGCTTGCGTTGTCGAGTCCACTAAATCGTCGTGATCTCCAAAAGGAAATGCTGCACATTCTTCCACCAATTCGTCCGCCCATCTTGTGTCTGGAACGTATACCATTCCCGATTCCAACATCGGAGCAACGGCATTCACCCTAGCAATTTTATCTTGTCCTTTGCCCGGTGAATAGTTCACTACTGGTATACCAGAGTGTCGTAATTCGTCGGTGAGCGGCAGACCACTGGCTTTTGCTTCAACGATCACGGTGTCGGGATCCCAATATTGATACTGCTTGTAAGCTTCGCGTTTTAATTCTGGAAAGTCCCATCGTCCTTTTTTAACGTCGAGGAGGAGGAGAGCTGGTCGCGACGAGCCTTCATCAGGGTAAAATACGCACCACGTCGTGATCGCTGAAAAGTCAGATGTTTCTTTTTTCGTGTACGCCGTGTCATACGACTGGATAACGTACTGCATTTGCGGTACTTCTTCCTTGTCCCATTTTTTCCACCATTCTCTCTTCAGTATAGCACCTTCTTCAGAAGTTGGATTTTGCATCCACTGGGCTTCCCATTTGCTAACGGGAATGGATGCTTTTACTCCTTCTAACTCTTCCAACTTCCAATATTCGGGCCAAAGAGGTTTGTGACTATCAGGGAAAATAGCTGGGAATTCCACCACTTCCCATTGGTCTGCGTGTTCTTCTACCTGTCTGCTGAGTAATCTTCCTGTTAAGTCCTTGGTGCTCCATCGCGTCATCACAATGACAATAGCCCCACCCGGTTGTAATCTTTGTCTGGGTCCTGAAGAGTAGTAATCCCACGCATTGTCTAAAGCTGTTAATGAAAGCGCGTCTTGCTCTGAGTGAATATCATCCAACACCAATAAATCCGCACCACGTCCTGTTACCGCTCCGCCTATTCCTGAGTAGAACGCTTCTCCTCCGCCATTGGTTTCCCAACGACCAGCAGATTTTGAATCCGCTTTCAGTCGAACGCCCGGAAAAACTTTTTGATATTCGTCGGAGTCGATTAAGTCCCTTACTTTTCTACCGAAACGAAAAGCCAGTTCGGCGGTGTGCGTTATTTGCATGACCTTTAACTTAGGATTACGGCCCAAGACCCAAGAAGGAAAGAACGTTGAGGCAAATTCAGACTTAGT